AACCACTGTTCCATCGTCGCACACTGGCGACCTTGTCGAGACGACACTGGCAACCGTCACGATCCCGGCCAACGCACTTGGCGCTAATGGCCGCGTCACAATCGTATTCGGCGTAACACAGACCACAGCTCAGACGCTCAAGATGAAGCTCGGCGGCACAACGCTGTTCACCGTCGCCACGGCGGCAACGACCTACATCCTCAACGGATGCATTGCCAACCGTGGCGCTGCAAACAGCCAAAGGCATGAGTTTATCCAGGTTGGCGTAAGCAACGCCTCAGTGACGGGCCAGCTCGGCACGGCGGCCATCGACACGACCGCCAGCGTTGACATCACGATCACCGGCACGCTCACGAACGCGGCGAACAGCATCACGCTCGAATCCCTCCACGTCATTCTCTACCCGAAGGGCTAATCATGGCAACGCGGATCATTGAATACGGCGACAAGCGCCGCACTGACAATTTCCCGGTGGTCCCTACGACTACCAGGGTAACGGCTCAGACGCCGATTGTTGCCACCGGCACGAGCGCGCAATCGTCGGCGTTCAACGCGGCAACAAACACGGTCCTTATCCAAAGCGATGAGGCTGTCTATGTCGCGTTTGGCGCGAATCCAACCGCGACCACCAGCGACTATCGCATCCAGGCGGGCGGCGAACAATTCTTCGATGTTGCCGCAGGTCAGAAGGTGGCGGTTCGCACCTGATCATCTCGGTTTGCGGCTGTAGCGATGGAGGCTTGATTGGCTGACGACAACGCCTCCGCCGACGACCTGCATTCGCTCTACGTCCGGCAGTTCGAGGAAGCCGCACAGGCGGGCGTTGATGGTCGCCGCGAGTCTGAAAAGGCGCGCGATTACGTTGACGGCAAGCAGTTCACCGCTGCTGAGGAAAGGCGGCTGCGGAAGCGCAAGCAACCGATCACGCCAATCAACATGGTGCGTTCAAAGGTAGAGTCCTGCTGCGGCCTAGAGCGGCAGTCGCGCACCGATCCTAAGGCATATCCCCGCACCCAAGTTCACGAGTCTGAGGCGAACGCCGCGACTGACGCGTTGCGCTACGTCGCCGAGGACCAGGACTTAGACATTAAGAAGTCCAGGGTTTTCGACAACATGCTCGTCGAGGGCGTGGGCGGCGTTGAAGTCACGGCGCGCCAGCTGCGCGACGGGACGATCGACCCCTATGTTGTCAGGATCGCGTGGAACAGGATTTATGCCGATCCGCACTCTTCTGAGGCCGATTACTCCGACGCGACCTATACCGGATATATCACTTGGATGGATGCCGAAAAGGCGAAGCGCCAGTGGTCGGAACAGGTCGCCGTCATCGAATCCACCATGTCAAAAAACACTTCGGCGACTTGGGATGACTTCGACGACAAGCCGAAATGGTCCTATTGGTCGGACTCGAAGCGCAACCGCATTCGGGTCAATACGCACTATCACCTCGTTGATGGCGTTTGGCACCGCTGCGTCTTTACGCTGGCTGGCGAGCTGGAGCCGTCTGCGCCATCGGTTTTTCTTGACGATCAGGGCGTCCCTGAAAATCCGCTAATCCTGCAGTCGGCGTATGTCGATCGGGATAACGACCGCTACGGCATTGTTCGGGATATGATCCCGATTCAGGACGGCATCAACAAGCGCCACTCCAAGCTGCTTCACTCGCTCAGCAACAGCAAGATTCGCGTGTCGCGCAGCGTGGGCACAGACGCTGATGCTATCCGCCGCGAATATGCGCGGGCTGACGGCGTGCTGATTGGCGAAGAGGGCGAGATTCAGGAGCTTGGCAACTCTGCCAAGGAGGCCGGTCAGTTCCAGCTCCTGCAGCAGATGGAAGCGATGCTGAAGGGCAACATTGGCCCGAACGCTTACCTCTCCGGCAAACAGGGCGACGGGCAATCCGGCAAGGCGATTCTCGCACAGCAGCAGGCGGGAATGACGGAGCTTGCGCCGCTGCTCGACAACCTCCGGCACTTTACACTCCGCATGTATCGTCAAATCTGGAACCGCATTCGGCAGTTCTGGAACACTGAGCGGTGGATCAGAGTCACTGACGACGACAGCAACATTCGCTTTGTCGTGCTGAACCAAAGGCCGCTTTTTTCGCCCGCCCAGATGATGGCCGCGCTTCAGCGCGTCCAAACCGCCGTTCAAACTGGCGAGCTCGACCAAGCCACCGCTCAGGAATACGCGCTGCGGGTTCAGAAAATGGCGACCGTCCAGAATCCCGTGGGCGAGCTTGATGTCGATATTGATATTGAGGAAGTCCAGGACGCGCCGACTGTCCAGTATGAGCAATATCAGGACTTGCTGCAGCTGCTCGGAACCGGGCTGATGCAGCCCTCGCCGCCGATGCTGCGGCTTGTCATTCAGGCGGGGCAGTTCCGTGACAAATCGAAGCTGTTGGAAATCATTGACCAGATGGAAAAGCAGGCCGCAGCGCCGAATCCGGCTCAGGATCTTCAGCTACAGGCGGGTCAGGCTCAAGTGGCGGTGAAACAGGCCGATGTTGGCAAAACACAGGCCGAAACCGCGCTTACAATGGCCCGCGCCCGCGCCGAACAGGCTCAGGCGATCGCTGCCGGGTTGCAGCTTAATCGCCTGATGGGGCCGCAGCCGGGAGTGCTTGGTTGAACCTGACGGAAGTGCGGCGCGAACTGCGCGCCGCCTTCCCAGATGCGATCAGCACAGACGCTGCCGCCTTCGACGGCGGCAAGCGAATAGGGATTGGTGTCCGGTTCGCCGGATGGTGTGCTGGCGAGTGGGTGCGGTCGGAAGATGATCTGCCGTCCGCCGTCGCCAAGCTACGCGCGAAGATCATTCAACGCAATTCAGCGCCTCGGCGCTCGATGCCCGTCTCCGGGGCCAATCGGGAGAAAACAAGCCTGTCTCCGGGGCAAACCGGGAGTTTCGGGTCACCTCCGCAACGGGTGAGGATGAGGGACAATGGATAGGGAACTGGACGATATTCTGAACGGCAGCGATGAAGCTTCTGTGGAGGCGGCAAGTGCGCCGACCGCCGCCGAAGCTCCAGCCGAAGCGCAGACCGATGGGGTGGCCGAAGGCCGCACCTACAATCGGGATGAAAGCGGCAAATTCGCTACCAAGGGCGAACCTCAGGCTGCCGTCGAAAGCGGCACTGAGGATGATGCGCCGCCTGCATCTGAGGATGAATCCGGGCCGATTCCTGTAGCCGCCCTCAAAAAGGAACGAACGAGAAGGCAAACCGCTGAAGAACAGCGGCAAGCGGCCGAAGTCCGCGCACTGGCGGCTGAGCAACAGCTACAGCAGCTCCAGGCACGGCTTCAACCGCAGCAGCCTCAGCAGCCGCCGCAAGCGGCAACGCAGCAACCACCTGACAGATGGGATGACCCGGAAGGGCATGAACGCTGGCTGGTGGCTCAAGCGGCTGAGGCGGGTAGGGCCGAAGCGATGCGCGCATTCGAGTATCAGCGCATTGCCAGTTCGGCCCAGCAGTTCGCCACGGACACGCCCGATTATATCGAGCATATCGGTGTTTTCGAGCAGATGGTGAATGCTAACCCGGCTCTGCTGGATCAGATGCACCGCGCGCCTAATCCCGCAAAGTTCGCCTATGACACGGCCAAAATCCAGCTTGAGATCGCGCAACATGGCGGGATCGAGGGCGTGGTTGAGGCGCGGGTCCAAGCGGCTTTGAGGGGGCAGGGCACGGCGGCTGGCGCGCCCTCTTCGCAACTTCCTGTCACTCTGGCCGACGCTCAAAGCGCAAGCGCAGCGGGTATCGGCCATCAGCCGCCGTCTTTGGAACAACTCCTCAGATAGCATTCCTCATCCCGAATGCCACATCGCGATGACGTGGCGTTCGCAGCGCCCTTCCGGGGGCCAGAAGGACATTAAACATCATGGCTCAGACAGCCGCTGCAGCGGGCCTGACTCCCCAACAGTGGGACGATCAGTTTTTCGCAGAATACATCCGCAACAACCCGTTCAAAGCCTACATGGGCACGGGCGAAACGGACATTATCCAGGTCAAGCGCGACCTCACGAAGAAGTCCGGCGACAGCCTGACCTTCGCGCTGGTCAACCGCTTCACCGGAGCCGCCAACGACGGCACCTCGAAGCTCGAAGGCAACGAAGAGGCGGGCAAAAGCCGTTCTCACAAGCTGACCGTCGCGCTTCGCCGCAACGCCTTCTCCGTCACGGAGATGGAAGAGCAGAAGTCGGCAATCGCGCTCCGCGATGCTTTCAAGGCGCAGATGAAGGTCTGGGCTCAGGAGCAGGACATTCAGCGCGTCGTCGATCAGCTCTACTCGATCACGGGCGTTGCCTATGCGTCGGCGACGGAAGCGCAGAAGGATGCGTGGCTCGACAATAACCTCGACCGCGTGCTTTTCGGCGCAGCCAAGTCAAATGTCTCGACCTCGGCTCCGGCTGGCGGCGCGACACACGACAACTCGGCATCGCTCGCCAATATCGACAACACGGCGGACAAGCTGACTGCATCTTCGCTCCAGCTGATGAAGCGCATTGCGCTGTCGGCGAGCCCGAAGATCATGCCGGTAATGGACGCTGGTAACAACCGGCGTCGGTTCGTCGTGTTCGCGCACCCGCTCTGCTTCCGCGATCTGAAAACCGATCCGGTCATTACGCAGGCGCAGCGCGAAGTGAACCTGGCCGAAGAGAACAGCCGCCTCTTCCAGGGCGGCGACCTCCTGTATGACGGCATGATCATTCACGAAGTGGATGACATGACGACTCTTACGGGCGTCGGCGCTGGCGGCATTGATGTCGGCGGCGTGTTCCTCTGCGGCGCGCAGGCGCTCGGCCTCGGCATCGCAAAGCCGTGGCAGACCCGCGAAAAGCAGGAGACCGACTACGGCAACGAACAGGGCGTTGCGCTGGTGACGATCGACGGGCTGAACAAGCTCCGGTTCGGCACCGACTCATCGGTCGATACCACGACTCCGAAGCAGCACGGCGTTGTCACCGGCTACTTCGCCGCCGTCGCGGATTCCTGATCCTAGACGACACTAACGGGGCGGGCCTTCCGGTCCGCCCCACTTTTTCGGGGTAAACACCAATGTCGATCACTCTCCAGCAGGACGTGAAGGCCGGCGGGATGAACCAGGGCGATCTTTACGCCGTGGTCTCAAATCTCGTGGACGCCGTGAACGCGATCATTTCCGACTACAACACGCTCCGCACGAAGCTGAACGCGGACGCGGGCGTGACTGATACGAACTACGCGGCATCGACGGCCTCGACCGTCAAGCTGACGAAGGGCTGACTCTAGCGGGGCTTCGGCCCCGCTATTTTCCTTTTCCGTGGAGGTCTGAATGAGCGCGACCTGCCGCGATATTATCACCTATGCCATGCGCCAAGCGCGCGTTCTCGGCGTCGGTCGCGTCCCGAAAGGGGCTGAGGCGGATGAGGGCATGGTAGCGCTTCAGTCTTTCTACGACGAGCTGCGGACGAACGGAATGTTCGGCAAGCTCAAGGACACTTACCTTACTGCCGACGCAACGGCCCAGGAGGGGCGGCGCTACTATGTGCCCGCTGGCGTCACGCTAACCGATGCAACGAACGATTATGTTCCGGATTGCGGCGACGATTACGGCTGCAGTTCCGATTGGGCTGAGGACGGTTGCGATTACGGCTCTTCCATCTCCTCCACGCGCCAGCCGCGCGACCTTTCGATGTATGAAGTCGTCAAGAGCGACGGGACGCAAACCGCCAAGCTCTATGATCGGACTCAATGGGTTGACCTACTCGACCTTGATCTTGACAGCGCAGCGCCGCTGTCGAGCCGGAGCGCCTACGGCCTAGCTGCGGCGCTGTGCATTTCGGGCGGCTTTGTTTCCGTCTTTGGCGGCCAGCC